AACTAGGTTAGCCGGGCTAACCGTGTCCCATTGTGGCGCAACGAGTGAGAAATCTGTAGGGCTTAGCGTGAGTGTTATGTCCACAAACTGAGGCGTAGCCCGGATAGCAAAACCCTCTAAAAAGCCGTTAAACGACCCGTTAAACATATTGATCGGTAGATCGTTAATAACAATAGGCTCGCCAAAAAATACATCGATGAGCTTATTACGCTCTGCATCGGGTAGGTCGCCGCTATCTAGTCTAAAGGTAATCGCCTGTAGCTGCTCGCGAGGGATAGCACGTAGGCCTAACTCGCGATCCATTACATCGTTTACATCGCTTAGGTTATGCAGGTTGCTATTTACCGCTCGCTGATAACGACCGTAGTTAGCGATGGAGTCTGCATCGAGGGCCGTAGCTTGATTATTGTAATTGTTGCCATAGTTAAATACGAGGGAGTTACGGATCTTGCCTATTTGTAGGATCGATTTAACGCTAGATGGAGTAGCGTAGTTAGCCGATAAAGTCGTATATCCGTTAGCCGATAAGTAAGCCGTACGATGGTCTGCATCGGCGTAGCAAACGCGGCCGGCTTTATCCTCGTAAATTTGTCCTAGTGCGCTTTGTGCAATTTGAGCGCAGAGGTTATAACTGTTAGCCGGATCGGCTGCCCTACTAATCATCTCGTATAGACCAGGCTGATCGATCTCGCCGAGTCCTACGTTTTCTGCATTAGCCCACGTAGTCGTAGGGTCGTAGTTATACCATTGTAAAGCCGGAGCCACCTCAAACCATGAGTTAATAAGTAGCTCGTTAAGTATGTCGTATATCTGAGTACCATCCTCAGTTTTAGGCAAGGCATCCGGGAAAAGAGCTTTAGTTAATTTTGCTAACGATCCTACGGCCAAAATGCTACCGATCGTTATAAAGCCCACCTCCTCCGGAGATCGGACCGAGATGCCAAAATCTGATACCGCGCCGCCAAACACCGGGACGTATGTACCTGAGCTATTCTTAAGCTCGAGAGTTAAGACATCGGTTACGTCGATGTCAAAGGCCGTATTATTTACGTTTACGATCTCCATACGGGCATAACCGGCGTTGCATTGTAAATCGATATCATCGCGGCCCGTTGCCATTGTCACGCTTAGGACGTTTGTATAGACGGTAGTACCGACGGTTATACGCCACTCGGGGAGCCATGTACTCATGCTATCGAGTAATCTCCGGAGCCTCGATTAACTGAGGTACCTCGGTAGGTTGATTGATTAAGTACATCCTCAACCGCACGAGCGATAGCCTCCGGATCCGCGATAGTGCTATTAACTGTTAGCTCTACTTTTACATCACGATCAAAAGCTCCAACCGCTCCCGAGTTAAAACCTGTACCTCCCTCGTTAGCTCTAAAACTCCCGGCATTAAATGAGTTTATCGCTCCACCCATATAGGACTTAACTAAAGCATTAAAAGCCCCTGAGTCCTCGACGGTTTGGAAAGTGTCTGTAACTGTGTCCGCGAAATACTTAATAGCATCGGCGGCCTCTTTAGCCTTTACATCGGCGATAGTTGCAGGCGCTCCGCTCGGTGATCCCGGTGCTCCACCGACCGAGCCGGGAGTAGTACCCGTTACTCCTCCGACGGCTCCGCCTCCGGTGCCAATTCTGCCTAAAGCTGCGGCATATTCTTGTAAGGCTTTTAGTCGAGCATCATCGGCGGCTTTTTGTGCTTTAGCTACGCGATCGATCATCGCTAACTCCTCAGACTCACGGAGTTTATTAAGCGTTAAAGATGCGTTACTAGTCTTACTTAGCGAGGCTAATTTAGCGATCTCGGTTAATTGGATTTGTACGCGCTCGCTATAACTCTCTTTAGCCGCCAACTCACCGGCTGCGGTAATAGCTGCATTATATTTACCAAAAGCAAACTGCCGAGCGTTTTCTTTATCCGCTTCGGCCATCTTTGATTTATCAATCGCGGTAAGCTCGTTAAGTAATTGAGTGTTAATAGCCTCGAGGGTTGCGTTACTAATTTGAGTAATACCGGCTAGTTTGGCCATGTCTGCATTTTTTTGCAGCGCCGCTAGCTCGTTAATTTTCTTAAGTGCTAGCTCGCCGTTATCCTCCTCGATAGCCTGTAAAGCCTCAAGGCGTAGGATCGTCTCTTTGTCGTAGGTAGCACGTAGAGCTGCCGCGATAGAGATGCGGTTAGTGTCAAACACGGCCGCAGCCTTTGATAACGAAAGTTTATTTTTCTCTAATAGTGCTTGTTTTTTGAGTAAAGCTAATCTTTCCTTTTCACGTTTAGCCGCTTCGGCTGCGGCCTTTTTTGCTGCGGCTGCATCCGCTCTTTGTGTATCTTGGTTGCTTGCTGATAAAGACCGATTACCAAAACCTTTTACTCCGCCGGTAAATACGATATCGATAGCATCTTTAAGGCTATAACCATCTTTAGTTTTACCGCCGAAAAGCACCGAGATTAAATCGCCCGTGGCTACGCTGAGTTTATTCATCTTGTCGATGAGCGGATCTAAATTCCCATCTGATCCGGCTAAGCCCTCTAGGGCTCCAATTAAACCTCGACCGATCTCCTCGCTAGCATTTTCAGCGGCGATAGTTAGTTTATTTAATTTACCTGTGTAGGTATCGGCCGCTACCGCTGCCTGACCTCCAAAAATCTTTACTAACTTTTCTTGTATATCTACAAAATTAGCGGTTTTTATCTCGGCTTGAGTAAGGCCGATATTAAGAGTACGTAACCCTCGGTTATTACCTACATATGCCTGCGCTAATACTTGGCTAACGCTAGCTAAATCCTGACCGCTGCCGGCTGAGGTATCTAGAGCTAGAGCTAAAATCTCCTGTGATTTAGCAATATCACCGGTAGTTTGTAAAATCTTTTGTAGCGCCGGTTGCAGCTGATCTTTATTAACGCCTGTCGCCTGCTCGAGCACGTCGAGGTATTGTTTTACGTCTTGTGTAGCAAAACTTAAACCTAGATTTTTTAGGCTCTGAGTTAATTGTTTGACTTGAGCATCCTCAGCGGCAAAAGCCTTGACCGCATTTTTACCGTATTGAGCTAAAGCCGCTGCACTAAAAGTAAGACCAAAAGCCTTAGCTAGATTTTTTACATTTTTCTCAAAACCTGCAATTTGTTTTTGGCCCTTAGTGAGGGCTTTACCGTCGAAAGTAGTAACGGCATTTACATATAAATCGGGTAACTTGGCCATTATGCAGCCTTGCCGTAACGGCCTTGATTAAAGGCGGCAATAGTATTTTGGATAGCCTTTACTACGGCGGCTTGAGCTTTACCTTGATCCTCGGCCCACGCTCTAAAGATCATACGGCCACGACTTGCACCATCGCCATAAAGAGGGCCCATCCGGTTAATAAAGTTTGCACCGGCTCCGGGGTTATTAGAGCGGCTCTTAGGATCTCCGCCCGGGTTTTTACGTCCGGCGGTTTCATAGATAGCTCCACTAGCTGAGGCGTTAGCTACGATGTATCGAGAGCTCCATCCGTTCCGGTTTCGCTTACTTGGCGCTGCGGTGTAATAAATACCTTTACGAGCTACCTCGGCTTGATATAGAGGAAAACGGCGTAAACGGCCCTCGCTATTAAAAGTACGAAAGGCAGAATTACGGGCCGTTATCTTTTTAGTATAGGCACCCTCATCCCAATTATAAAGGCCGCCGGGAGCCGCGGTAGGCGCGTATCCTCGAGCCTTATCGCGTATCGGGATCATTACGCCCTTGATCTCTTTATTCATCTCTTTAAGTAGCTCGGGATCTATTTTACGGATAGCGCGTAGAGTCTCTTTAACGCCGTCTAGTTTTACTGACATTTTTAGACTCCTCCGCTTGCTCGTTTAATACCTTTACTAACATCTTAAACATCTCGGCATCTAAGTCGAGTATCGCTTGAGGCGCGACCCCTAACCGTATTGATAGTTGCGCTACCAAATAGGTTAGAGTGCCGCGCCCTAGCTTAAAGGCTCGTCGTCTAGTACCTCGACCTTTTTAAGAGTATCTAAAAACTCGGCTCCAAACATCGGTACGGTTTCGCCGGATGTACGTAAGCACTCCCACGCTAACCAATATACGTCGCTCTGTTTCTCGTCATCTCTAAAGGCTTTGTGAAAACCTTTTTTTGCGTATAACTCAAAGGCGTACTCAATACGCGGTGAGATTTGATGCTCGCTTACCTCGCCGGTAGCCCTTGTTATTTTGAGTCGTGCCATTTTTTGCCCCTTTGTTAGTTTGTTATGGTGCGGTAGTAATTACGATTGGTGAGTTACACGTAAACGTAATGCTCTGAGTACCGATATCTCCGACCGCGCCGTTAATATCTGTAGTGTTATTTACTAGGATAGTCGTAGCGTACTGAGGGTTAGTAGCTGAGGTAGTCGCGCTAGTTTGCTTTAGCGTGATTGGTACGGTCGTACCCCAGGCTGCCTGCAACGTAGCGTTTACGTTAGCCGCTGCGGTATCGCTCAAAAAGTCTAGAGAGATCGTAGAAGTCTCTAGGCCTTTAGTAAATTTTCTAGATGAGTCGCCCATCGCGGTAACTTCGAGCTCCTCAAATACGCGGTTAATTGTCGCGCTTGTAACATGGTCAGAGAGTGCAACCGAGTTAAGGGTTACGACTACTCCGTTTGATAGAAATACGGCCATCGCCTATTCCTCGCTTTTCTCTGTAGTAGGTGTGTGTGTTTTTGTTTCTTTTTTTGGTGCTTCGGTAATCTGCCCTATCTTAATAAGAAAGGCGATATCTTCATCGGTTAGGCTCATGCTTAACTCCACTCGGTTAGTATTGAGATAGTGATGTCTGTCGTTAGTAGGTCGCCGCTTTGTACCGTTAAAACGCTCGGAGCACTTACCGCGCCGATATTCATAACGATTGGCGATGCAGCTAACTTTTGGAATACGGCGCAAACCATCGACTCGATGCCTTGTAGGTTGCCTTGATTGTCGTACATAGGCACATTACAAATAATACGAAAAGATGCCATCGGCGAGATATTGGCGTAGTCGTTATTAGTCGGTGTTATGTATGGATCTGCCGGGGACACGATTACGCTATTAGCTGTAATAGTTGCAGGTGGATACGCGTAGGTATTCCATACGTTAGCGTTAGCAAGGGCCGCAGCTAGTGAGGCTCTTAAAGTAGTGATAGGTGCCGGCATTATCCGACCATCGCATTAGGGCTCATATATCCGGCGATAAGTCCGCGGATCTTACCGATCATAGAGTTACCCATACGGTAAGGGCTAGGGCTAAAACCATCGATCGATACGCCGCCGGTTTGGCTAACCTGTCGGGCCTGCCAGATATCGACGGCCAAAATCATTGAGGCTTCTCTTACGGCCGGAGTATTCGCGTAGGTGTTTGTCTTTGTGTCTGCCCCTATTGCTTGGCCATAAGGTAGTACGCGAGTAAAATTAGCGTTAGCTGCGGTTTTAGCAAACTGTATAAAGCTATATCCATTAGGCCAATTAAACGCATAATTATTAAATGCTATAGATGGTAATTGAGTAGTCGTACCGGCCGTCCACGGAATAGTGCCGGTAATTGTGTAGGTGCCGTTAAAAGTTGAGCCGCATCCACTCAAGGTTACGGAGTCGCCCGTAGTAAATATTCCGGGGTTAGCGATCATTACGGTAGCTACATTGTCTTGTAGTGCCGTGCCGACGACGGGAGCTGAGTCAAACCATAAAAATTGATTGATGAGATCCTGCGCGGTTTGGCAAACCTCCTCGACGGTATTAGATGAGTATAAATTTTCGATGCCGAGATTAGCGCGTAACTCTGCCTCTGTTACATACGTTGCAGGCATTTTATACTCCTTACTTACTAGGGCCGGTAGGGCTCAAAGGGCTAAGAGCCCTACCGACTATTAGTGGTTTACTTAGTTGAGATTAAACTTTACGATGCCTTTTGGCATCTTGGCGATTGTTGCCATATAACCATAAATGGCAACCTGTACCTGTAGGTTTGATACTACGTTTACTGACATATACGCCGTAGGTGATTGGTAAACCGTAAATGCTTCCGGTGCCAAAATAACCGCAGAGTCATCGATAGTAGTAGTAGCGGTAAAGTTTTTATCTACATAGAGATCTAGTCCGAGTACGTTGCCTCGAATTGATCCCGGTTGCACTAAGCCGCCTGCGTTCATTGGCTGAGATGCTGAGTAGATTGGTCGCCCGGTAGTATCTGTAGCGCCCATAAGTAGTTGCCATTGTGATCCGTTGGCGATGTAGTTATTAGCAAAGTAACCCGTAGCTTCGTAAACCTTACGAGCTGAGTCTGAGGCAAACTCAATAATACCGGCTGAGTCTGCATCGCATCCGGAGCTATATTGACCTGCCGCGATTAGTGCGTTTAGTACTGTCGTATCGAGAGTCTTTAGATACGCGTTTTGTAGCTGATTTGTTAGCTCTGCATAGAAATTAGGATCTGAGCGCTCTAACAATTCTACGCTGATCGTATTCATGCCGGCGTACTTAGATACGGTACCGGTTAGGTAAGCCGTCTCCATCCCGGTATTTTGTACCGCTCCGGCTTCTGCCTCAACGGTTACGACAGGTGCTACGCCTGTACCGCCGCCGGCTGAGGTAACGAGTGATGGGACGTTAATAGTCATACCGTTAGTTGGCAAAACTCCACGGCTGCAAGCATCGATAGCCGGTGTACCAAAACGAGTATTCGTTGGAAATTCCGCTAGGTACTGAGTAGGTGAAAATGCAGGGTTTGTAGCAAAGCTATCATCGGCTGCGGTTACGTAAAGCTTTGAGTCGTCATTACCTAGAGCTGCCTTAATCTTGTGCTCTGTATAAGCGCCCATAGATGTAATAGGTGTACGTACTCGCTGAGAGTCTAGTACTGACGGACGGATGATCTTACGAGCGGCCTCGACCTTTTCAGCCTCGACCGGTGCATCTACCTGAGTTTCCTCCGGTGTATTTTCAGGGGCAGTAGTCACGGCCTCCTCGCTTTCTGTTTCTGTTTCGGTTTCGACCTCTACGATCGTCGTAGAGATAGTTGTAGTTTTTTCTTTTGTACTTGTAGCTGCCTCAAGCGCTGCTCGAGCGGCTGCAATATCAGTTACGGAGGCGCTAGAAAAGGCCGCGCTCTCGACGAGGCTAACCTCTTTGAGGACCGCCGCCGTCACTAACAGGTAATCCCCCATAGGCTTAGAGGCCGTTACATCGACCCCTACGGATAAGCCGGATACTAGGTTTTCCTGAGCTAGTACTA